CGTCAGTCCAGGAAAAGTCAAACCTATTGTCGTCGGCTCTGCCGGCACAATAGCGTGGGAGATTATTCCTTTCTCCTTCGTAGTCGATTGGATGTTTCCAATCGGCGATTGGCTTGCATCGTTAGATGCCCTGGATTACATTGACGGTCTTACAGGTACATTGACAACTAAGCTGAAGTATAGTCATAAGTTTGTCCCCGGTTATTTCGGTGATGACACCGTAATACGGGAACCTTCCTATGAATACAATTCTCATAAGAGGACTGTATTAACAACTATACCTCTGCCTGCGTTGCCGACATATAAACCAAGTACTGCATTTAAAAATGTATTACAAGGCTTATCCCTGTTGACAATACTCCGTAAAGGCTGTAATGATTCGAGTAGAGTTGGACGCTGACTCAACTTGTTTCACACAGTCAAACCTCGAGCAATCCTGCTCATAACTTGGAACATTTTGTTCCGGAGGAAGTGACTATGGACAAAGATGACGTTATTGACGAAATACGTGGGTATTACTCAATTTTAGCTCAAAGGGGCATTGACTTTGATGGTCATAGCCCTGAAGAACTATCTGAGAGAGATACCAACTATCTCATTCAACATCGTAATTCTTTAAGTCGATTGGCACGGACTCCTTCTACTTAATAAAGGAGCGTAGTATGCCTTCAGCATCTACTATATCACTAAACGACGGTCAGGCCACACCCGTGGCGCACGTCTTCTCACCGAAAGTCCAGGTAACTCCTGGAAGTACTATTCTCACAAATAGTGATGATAATACAACTTCGGCTGGAGACTTGCGACTTCATTTGGGATTTTCGAGTGCGAATAGCAAACGAAAAACGAATCGTGTTAAATACGAATTCGCTTACCCAGTTGAAGCGACTGATGCAGACGGTATCACCCGTGTAGCTTATACCGGGCGATTCTCTATTGACGTTGTGATCCCTGAAGAAATGACCCAAGCAGAACGCGATGACCTCGCTGCGTATCTAAAGAACGCAATGAGTGACTCGGTTCTACAAGGGTACGTTTCCGACTTGGATCCGATGTACTAATGGCTAAAGCCATCGTAGTACTTAAGCGTCTATGGGAAGTCCTTCAATTCTTCATACAAACTAAACAAGCCTTTAAGGCTTGGAAAGTGAGTAAAGAAGAAGGAGAGGACGAACCATATGAATATTGAGTCTATCGGTGAATTAATCCAACTCATGTTTGCGCTTGTTTTTACAGGCGTTTTCGTGATACTTGGTTTTCTTCGTCGATAACTCTTTACTCAAATAGAGGAGTTCTGCTATGTCAAACGGTTGTGCCATTGACATGAGTTCTGACTTGAAGTTAGAACTCTCAACGACAGAAGCTTTATGTCGAATTATCGATTCTCCAAGGGCCCAGACTATCGTTCTAATGATTAAATATGAACTATGGTCTGAATTAGCTTCTTTAGAGATAGACCCGTTACACTATCAGGACCACAGCAATTTCGCTGATGATTACCTGATAACGAGTCTACTCAAAAAGAGTCTAAATTTACCTTTGGATATAGATAGACATCAAGTTGCTTTAGACACATTTTTAGAGTCTGAAGCCAGTTGTAAACTGACCAATGAAAAGCTATGCTCTATCAAGGAAGGAGGTTTACCCCCCTTGATCGAAAGAGCACGTAGCTTAATTTGGAAAGTTCTCGGTCCCTTAACTAGAAAAGATTTGGACTATGTCCAATCTTCTTTTGGTTTTGGTCCCGGGGCTACAACTGCTGTCGCTGGCGTCGGTAGTGTGATGTCAGATAAATTTGATGAAGAAATTCATCTAACCTACTCGATTATCCCTTTCTACAAGTCCATTATCGGACAAACATGGTGGGAAAGAAATTCCCGCCCTGTTGTAGTTGAGGGAAATCGTTTTACATCGGTTCCCAAGTCTGCAAAGACGAATCGAGGCATTTGCGTCGAACCTACGTTGAACATTTTTGTTCAAAAAGGTATCGGTCAATTACTTCGAAGACGCCTAATGCGACTTGGAATCGATCTTTCGGATCAATCTAGGAACCAAAAATATGCTGCTAGGGCTTATCGTGACAATCTTGCCACGATCGACCTTAGCGCTGCTAGTGATAGCATTGCATATCATACGGTGAATAGATTGCTCCCTCCCGAATGGGTTGAACTTCTTGAGCTCGGTAGATCCCCCATGACGAAAGTTAATGGGGTTTATATCGAACAAGAGAAGTTCTCCTCCATGGGAAATGGGTATACCTTCGAACTAGAGACGCTGATTTTCGCGGCTCTAGCGTTGGTAGCAGCACCAGGCGCGTCTCACGACGTGACTGTCTACGGTGATGATATTATCATCCCGCAGAAATATGCTCCCATTTTGATCGATAACCTTGAGTACCTAGGTTTCAAGGTGAACCGCCAAAAGAGTTTCCTGGCAGGAAACTTTTTTGAATCTTGCGGTTCTGACTTTTTCAAAGGTCAGAACGTCCGCCCGTTTTTCTTGAGAAAATCTCAAGGATCACCACTGCCATATGTTCTTCAGATCGCTAATGCTCTAAGATTATACAGTAATCGCCGTTTCGACGGTTATTATTGTGATCCTAGATTCAGAAGCGTTTGGGTTGAGCTTTATAAGCTTATCCCAAAACCCTGGAGACTATGTCATGTCCCTGCCATTTTAGGGGATTCTGGTGTTATAGTTTCACAACGTGAAGCTGTTAACATTAAATCCCTGAAACATGGTTGGGAGGGCTGGTTAGTGAGGCACGTAACTATAAAGACCAAGAAGATTCGAAAGAAAACTCTTGGTCGGTTACTTGCCGCACTTGCAAGCAATTCTCCACTTCCCACTCTTG